TGGCGCAACAGTACATCATCGTCTTAGCCGAAGGCACATTGACAAGCGAGAAACGCGCCAAGTCCATAACGCGCGAACTCTACAACATCACAACGCCGCTGGCCGTGCAGGAGCCGTACCAAAAGGAAGGCGCCGTATTCGGCGTTATCGTGCATCCTGACGGCGTACAACACGCCTTGCAGGTGGATACAGATTACGTTATACCTGTACACCAACAGGCGACGCTGGAAAAGCTGGTTAGCCTCTTTCCTGAACTGACAGCGGACGAGCGGTTTAATCTCGCATCCTATGCGCTCAACAGCGACGCATTTCCATTTGCAGCCATCATACCTAGCACGACGACGGTGCGGGATCAGCAGTACATGATTGACAACGGCTGGTTTGAAAGTGACGAAATTTAAATTCAGTAAATTGCACCCATGAAGGTAACGCTACAAAAGAATTTTCGCCGATTTAAAAAAGGGCAAACAATTGACGTGCATAATGAAACGGCAAAGTTTCTAAAGGCAAAAGGATACCTTGATATTCCGGAAAAAAAAGAATCCAAAAAAACTGAGAAATAATGGCCCAAACAACTGGCATCATTAACGCGAGTTCAATTCGCGTATTTTTAGACACCGACGGCGACATTGCAACGCCCGCATACGTAGTTGTTGACCACGTAACCGAATGCAGTATTAGCGTTAGCGTTGATATGCGCGACATAACTACCAAGACCAGCCAAGGTTTCCGCGAAAGCTTGCCGGGTTTGCGTTCTGCATCTTTGTCCATAAGCGGTTTATTTGCAGAAGACGCAACGGAAGGCTATAACAACCTTATTGGCGCGCAATTGGCCGGCGATGAAGTAGCGGTAAAAATTACCAACGTTGGTAATACCGGCGGTTATGCAGGCGGAAGCGGCGACGGCGGTAACACAGGCGACGAAGAATTTACATTCACAGGATACATCACGAGTTTGGAGCAGTCAGCAGGCGTAGAAGATAACGTTGGTTTTTCTGCAACTATTGAAAGCAACGGCACAGTTGCACGCGCGACTATTTCATAATAACTTTACCGCATGGTAGAGATTAAACTCGACGGCAAGACGTTTCCGGTTCGCGCTACAATGCGAGCTTGGAAACGTTTTGAAGACAACACCGGGAAAAAGGTTGCCGAGGTTGACAGCAACGACGTGACGTTGATTCCTGAATTGGTGTACTACTTTGTTCAGGAAGGCTGCAAGGCGCAAGGCATGGCGTTCGAAATGGACGTGGACGACTTTCTCGGACTAATTGAAATCGCCGATTTGCCTGCACTGAGCAAAACCGTTGCGGACTGCATGGGCACTCAAAAAAAAACGAGGGCCAAGGCAAGCCGTTGAGTTGGGGCGAAATTGAGGAAATGGGGTTAGGGCAATTGCGCCTTAGCCCCGTTTTGCTTTACGACCTTACGTTCGCCGAATTTGGTAACGCCATGCGCGGGCACTACAAACAAATAGAAGAACGCGAAAAGGCAGAATGGGAGCGCACGCGCTGGCTGGCTGCCATAGTCGTCAACCCACACGTGAAGAAACGGATCACACCAAAAGACCTTGCTACGTTCCCTTGGGAGAAGAAAGAAAAGGCCGGCGACGGGTTTAGTATCTTGCGTTCATTAGCGAATTGATATGGCAAAACTTGGCGATTTAATTTTAAGGGTTGGTGCGGATACTTCGCAGCTTAACAAAAACCTGGGCGACGCGCGCAAAAGCATTGCAAACAACACGCGCGAAATTCAAAACCTAGGGCGCAACCTTACGGTAGGAATTACCGCGCCTCTTGCTATTATGGGCGCGACCAGCGTGCAGGCATTCCGCGAACAAAACAAAGCTATTGCACAGGTTGAAGCCGGTTTGAAATCGACGGCCGGACAAGTCGGGTTCACTTCGCAGGAGCTGCAAAAGATGGCCAGCGACTTGCAGAACAAAACGCTGTTCGGTGATGAAGTGATTTTAAAAGATGCTACAGCGCAGCTTTTGACGTTTACCAATATCAGCGGCCAAAACTTTGCACGCACGCAACAAGCGGCCTTGGACTTGGCGACGCGTTTGGACGGCGACCTAAAGGGCGCAAGTATTCAGTTGGGCAAGGCGTTAAATGATCCAGTTGCAAACCTGAGCGCTTTGAGCCGTTCGGGTATCCAGTTCAGCGAAGACCAAAAGGAGGTTATAAAGAGCCTGGCGGAAACGGGGCAGCTTGGCGAGGCGCAAACCATCATACTCGACGAGCTCAACAAGCAATACGGAGGCAGCGCCGAAGCAGCAGCCGAAGCCGACGGCGGGTTCACGCAGCTCGCCAATTCATTCGGCGACTTGCAGGAAGAAATTGGCCGCCTTATGGTGCAGTACCTGCGACCGATCGTTGACCGCTTAAAATCGTTTGTGCAGTTTTTGCAAGGAACGAGCGACGGCACAAAAACTTTGGCGCTTGCCATTGCCGGCGTTGCTGCTGCCATTGGCCCGGTGCTGATTATTTTACCCAACCTCGTAAGCGGTATAAAGATAGCGCGCACGGCGTTCGCTTTGCTCAACACTACGATGCTCGCAAACCCGTTCGGCCTCGTTGCCGCAGGGCTTACGGTTCTCGTTGGTGCTATCATAATGCTAACGGACGAAACGAAACAAGCGGTAACGGCCGTAGATGCGCTTGCAGAAGCAAACAAGGGTTTGACGCTTGAAGAGCAAAAGCGGAATATTGAAGAGCAGATACAGAAGCAGCAAGAAATTGTTGACGGCCTGAAGGCTGAACGCGACGCGAAGCAAGCAATTGTTGACCAAGGGTACGGCGGTAAGGCGATAAAGGAAGCCAACGAAGCCAATGCCGCGTACACGGCGGCCACTTCGCAGCTCGACGAGATGAACGCGATGCTTACCAACGTGAACGAATCGTTGAACAGCAACGCGGAAAGCACAAACGGCGCAGCGGGCGAAACTAATGTGTTAACGCTCGAAATGGTAAAGGCATCGGCCGAAGCGTACAAGTTGCAACAGGAACTGGCGAAGCTGGGCACGCAGGCCGATGAATTAGTAGATCAAGATGTAAATCTAAATGAAGCCTTTTTTGGGAAAGGCGACGAGGATTTAAATATTGAAGAAATTCTAGATGAAGAACCGTTAGACGACTTTTCAGACGGCTTTGCGGAAATGGGTGATGCGATACGCGAAGAACAAGAACGTTTGAAACAAACCTTCGCCGATTTAAATAAAAGCATAACGGACAGCATAAACGGCGCGGTTAGTTCTGCACTTGTCGGGTTTGGTATGATGTTGGGCGAAGGCATTGCCACCGGCCAAGGCATGAAAGGCGTTGGCGCTATGTTGTTAGGCGTATTCGCCGACCTTGCAATACAACTGGGAACGCTTGCGATTGGTTACGGTATTGCTATTGAGCAGATTAAAGTTGCTTTAGCATCGTTAACCGGCCCGGTTGCCATTGCTGCCGGTGTTGCACTTGTTGCGTTGGGTGCAGGACTAAAGGGCGCAATTGCGAAACGCGCAGAGCAATCCGGCGTACCTGCATTTGCTGAGGGCGGTTTGGTTTATGGGCCTACTATGGGCCTTGTTGGTGAGTACCCCGGCGCAAAGACAAACCCGGAGGTAATCGCGCCACTCGACAAGCTGCGCGGCATGCTGGGCGGGCAGGCCGTACAGGTTCACGGCCGTTTGTCCGGTCGCGACATCTTGTTAAGCAGCGAATACAGCGCAATTGACCGTAACCGAGTAAGAGGATTTTAATGGCTACGATACGATTCTACGGCGAGTTCAAAGACGAGGTTGGCGACGTTTTCCGCATCAATCTGCACGACACCGATTACAGCGGCAGCGCAACCGAAGTTACGTTAGGCGCGGAAGGTTTTGTTTTATCGTACGCAGGAAACAACGAAGACCGCCACCAGCCAATTATTGGAAGCAGCGTAGAATTTACCGTTATGAACCAAGGCGGCACGTTTGAAACCTTTTTAAATAGCGTTTTGCCCGCAGCGGATGAAGGACGGATGCAAGTGGAGGTGCGACGCGATCCCGACAACGTAAACGCTTTGTATTGGGCAGGCATACTTGCACCGGAACAAGTCGAGCAGGACGACGCGCCAGCGCCTAACCCTGTACGCATGACGGCTACGGACGATCTTGGTAATCTGCAACGGCTTTTGTTCGACCAAAGCGACGGCAGCGGGTTTAATGAGATTCGCACGCCCGTCGAGCATATGTTGCAGATACTGAACCAAATGCGCACCGAAAATTTATGGGGTGCAACTGACGGTTTTTTTAGGTACGTAAATGACGTAGTAATGAACGGCTACACGGGTTCGGATTGGCTCGACGACGTGCAGTTAGACAACCCGTTCGTAATGGACGACAACGAAATTTACGAAGGCAGCCGAGGTTACAACAGTTACGAGATTTTAGAAAGCATTGCGCGCAGTTTAAACGCTCGCGTTTTTCAGGCTAACGGGTACTGGTGGTTTATGCCGGTTAATTGTTATTTGCGCGCAAGCGATTCGGACGATTGGACGGCTGACGTAGTGCAAGTAGATAAAAGCGGAAACGCAGCGGCATTGACGACCGGACAAACGGCCGAGCTGCAAAACGGATACGTAAACGAAACCGACGACGATTTCGTAAAAATGGCCGGCGGCACTATTACGTTTTTACCGCCTTTAAAGCGTGTTCGGCGCACGCGCAACTATTTTGGAAATCAACTTGCCGTTACGCAATACAGCGAAGGTATAACGACGGGCGACAACTTGACGTATAACGACACCGACCGCACGTATATCGCAGGCATAGGTTTTGCACTTTCCGGCGCTTGCCAAATCGCTTTAAGTGCGGCATCCGTAAGCAATAACCCTTTTAACAACGCGTTCATTCAGATACAGGCAACGATTCAGTGCGGCTCGCTGTATTACAGAAATACGGGTTGGCAATCGACTGCGGGCGAATACATTTTAAGCATTGCGCAGTTCAACCAAAGCGACGGTTTTGACGCGGGGTTACCCTGGTCGATCACAACGGACGCTTTGCCTACGCAGCAAGTTGGGTTGGATGTCACGATACAACTGCGCATTATAAGCGCGCAGGGTACGGACATAACGAGCAATTACACCAGCGATACTCTTATTCTTACTTCAGGTATTCAGTTGACGGGCGACCAAGGTTTATTGGGTGATGATATTTTATTTGAAGCTGAAACGAGCGACGACAACAGAATAGAGATTAACCAAGGTTCAGTATTGCACGGCGATCCCGAAGGCACGATTCTGGGTTCTGCCTTCCCAGTACCGTACGGCAATTTCAGCTTATCGGGGTACGGTAACACTTACACCAGCAGTCAAACCAGCACGGCGGTAAGCCTGCACCGATTAGGCGTGCAAGAAGCGATGGCGCAGGGGCAAGTGCCAATACAACTAAAAAAAGGGCGCTTATTTGGCCGGCGTTTTGAGTTGTGGCAAACCATTAAAGAAGGAACACAGTATTACGCGCCCTTTGAATTTAGCGTCGTAATGAACAGCCGCGAAAGCGACGTACAGCGGTGGTTGCTAAATTTTGACGATACGAACGTAACGTCGTCAGAACTGGCCGTAAACAACGAGAACGGAAGCGTTGACCCGAATTTATTTAACTTCAATTTATGAATGTAACGGCAGACATTTACGAGCGCATCAGCGAACTAAGGCGCGGCGCGTTAGGTACGTTTTTAGAGGTAACAGCGGTAACAAATCGCGCCGGTAGTTCATACACAATAACGGATACCGACAGCATTATTATGAATAGTTGGACGGGCGGCAATGGTACGAGCCAAATACATCTACCAACGACGACGGGTAACGATGGCCGCATCATACGCTTCAAAAGCGATAGCACCATTGCAGCGAACAAGAATATTCAAATACGACCGAACGACGTAAGCGAAACCATTGACGGCGCGACCTCTTACGACTTTAACCGCAGCTATGACGGATTAAGTATCTTGTGCCACGATGGCGAATGGTTCATTATTCAAAAAAAAGAAAAATGATTTATGAAATTTTGCTGGCTTTGTTGCCCGTCGTAGCCGGCATTGTGGGTGTATGGGTGAACCTGAACAGCACGGTTGCACGATTAAAAAGCCGCGTAGTGCAATTAGAGCTGCATCAGGACGAGTTTAAGCGCGATATGAAGGAACTGTTGGAGGCCGTACATAAAATCGAGTTGATGTTAGCCAAAATGCAGGCAAAATGATTTACCTTATTTTAGCAACAGTATTTGCGAACATGGTTTACAAGGCTCGCGAATACGGACGCGCTGACATTGCCGACCTCATTATAGCCATTGCTGCACTCGCAATAATTCTGTTTTGAGATACTTTAATTATCATGAGTTCGACAGTCCCGACGCAATCGGCAGCGGTGAACACATGATGGACGAAGAATTTTTGCAGATGCTGGATCGCGCAAGACACCTTGCCGGGGTCAGTTTTCGCATAAATTCGGGGTACAGAACAAAAGAGCATAATAAAAAAGTAGGCGGCAAGCCGAACAGCGCCCATACAATGGGCTGCGCGGCCGACATACACTGCGTTGACAGCCGAAACCGGTGCTACATACTTGGCGCGCTCTTAGAAGTCGGATTCAATCGCATAGGTATCGCAAAGACGTTTATTCACGTCGATAACAGTTACGATGCCAGCCACGACGAGGACGTAATTTGGCTTTATGATTAAACCGCACAGGCCAAGATTAACCGCGCAGCAAGTAAAAGCCTTGGACTACATCCGGGCAAACGAACGGCGCATCTTGGTCGTAGGCGATTTGCATTGCCCGTTTGAACTTGACGGGTACTTTGAATTTTGCGTAGAGCAGTACGAGCGGTTCAACTGCAACCACGTCGTTTTTATCGGCGACATCCTCGACAACCATTACAGCAGCTACCACGAAACTGACCCGAATGCGCTGGGCGGTTCGTACGAACTAAACGAAGCAATAAAGCACGTACGCAAATGGGCGGAAGCGTTCCCCGTCGCTGACGTGATTATAGGCAACCATGACCGTCTAATAATGCGCAAGGCGTTCAGTTCATCCGTGCCCAAGGAATGGATAAAGGACTACAACGAAGTATTAGGCACAAGCTGGCATTGGTGCGACCGTAAAGAATACGACGGCGTGCAATACGTTCACGGCGAAGGCGGCACGGCTCGCAACAAAGCAAAGAACGATATGCAAAGCACGGTGCAAGGGCATATCCACACGCAGGCTTATTGCGAATGGATGGTCGGCAACAACTTTAAAATTTTTGGAATGCAGGTAGGTTGCGGCATCGACCGCGACAGCTATGCAGCCGCCTACGCAAAGCACTTTAAAAAGCAGGCGATTGGCTGCGGCGTTGTTTTGGGCGGGCATACGGCCATCAATTGTTTAATGCCTTTGTAACTTGCCATCAAATTTTGAATCATGGGAGAACTAATCCAAACGTACTGGGCCGAGATTGCCTTGGCTCTGATGGCCTTTGTAAAGGTTATCGTTAACCTGACGCCGACCGAGGCAGATAACAAGGTATTCGGCTGGCTTGACACGCTTATAAACGCCATTGTTGCAGATCGGCGCAAAGAACGTCGAGCGGCAAAAAAAAATGATTAACTTGCAGCCGTGTAAGCATTGAAAGAAGTTTGCAGGTTTGTTTTTGTTTCAGCAGCGAAAAGGGGTTACCTAACGAGGTAGCCTCTTTTTTTTGTGCCCAAGAAAAAAAAACCTCGAAAAAGTTTGCGTAACGAAAATAGTTGCGTATCTTTACACCATGACAAACGCAAACAACAACATTATGAACGCTCAACAACTGCACGGCCGATTTGTAAACGTAACCGGTAAGGGATTCGGTGAGGTTATCGATTTCGTAATTGACGGAGGCGACTACAACAACAACATCATTGAACTGGTTACAATTTTGACCGCAGACGGTCGCAACATTGTTGCCGCGCCAAAATCTTGCAAGGTTATAAGCTACGATGAGTACAACGACTTTTGCGAGCTTGCAGGAATGTAATACAAGCTCTTCGGGGCTTCATTTTTTTTACAATGTGGAGAGAAGGCTACGATTACCCCAGCGACGACGACCAGCACGAAGACGATTTTTTCGAGCGCGCCGATCACGATTACGAACAACTAAACGACAAGTAACATGAACAAACCTATTTGCGTACGCAGCAGCGTACACGTAAAACCAACAAGCGACTTTAACGCATGGCAACAAGAACTGGCCGAGGAACGCCGTTTCCGTCGGTTGATTAATAACATGGCCGCCGACTTGGTTGCGGCCTACACAAAGCGAAACAAATGAGCGCAATTGACGAACTGAAAGCGTTATCGGACAAATACGATATGCGCGCCGATCACTTCCACAAAGACCAACGCGGCTTTGTGATTATGACCCGCCGAGGCGTTGAACACGTACAAGCCAAAATAAAGGCCGTAGTTCGCTTTGAAATAGTGCCGGAATGGTCTGACCCCAGCGAGGGGAGATATTGCATTAAAGCGCACGCAAAATGCGAAATTGGGCAGGTAGAAACGTATGGCGAGGTAAGCAAAGGCAACAACCGGAATGCGTACCCGATTGCTATGGCCGAAAAGCGGGCGTTGTCCAGGGCGGTCCTAAAGCTCGCCGGCTTTTACCAGCATAACGTTTACGGCGAAGACGAGGTAGAATGAACCTTGACGAGTTTTTCGAAGCAGCAGAAGCCGACCAGCAAGCGCACCAAGAACGCTTAAAGGATTTGGCGCTGCATCTACTCAGCACGTCCACAATGAAGGACGACGACGAAGGATTAACGGACGAGATAATAGAAACCGAACCCACGCCGCACCGTTGGCGCGAGATATTCGAACGACTACAATTAAACCAATTGCGGGCGATTGATTTGCCGAATTGGTCGCAAACAGAATTCACTAAATCCTATCAAAAACATGGAATTAATAATTGAAGGCGTAGTACGCCGAGTAAACCAGCCGCAGGAATTTGCAAGCGGCTTTCGCAAATGCGAAGTTCACGTAGAAGTGCCCGACGGCGAATACAAGGATATTTTCCCGGTCGAGTTTATTAAGGACATGGCCGACGAGGCGTTGACCTTGACGCCAGGAGAGCGCCTAAAACTGCGCTGCAACGTACGCGGCCGCGAATGGGACGGCGGCGAAAAAGGATGGCGCGCGTTTTTGAGCTTGACCGTGTGGAAATACGAGGTGCAAAAGCCGTCCCTAAAGGAGCAGGTGCTGCAGCAGGCAAACGCAAAACCAGCTAAAGCCGATGACTTCCCTTTCTAAAATTCGATGGCTTGTGAAGCTGCCGGAATACAAAACGCAAGTGCGGTTCGAGAACCAGAAAAGCTGTCAACGCTACTGCCGCGATCTGCACGAAAAAAAAATTATTTATGAATGCACCTTTTATGTCGCAAATGAATCTGAAACAATTCTTGGCGAAATACTTTGAAAACCTGGACGAAGCCGCCGACATGATGGACGTTACCAGGCGCACCGTAGAAAACTACATTTACGTAAACCCGTGCGGAATCCTAAAGCACAGCGCGAAGTTCGTGCAGCGCAAGGAACTTAATCCGCTGGAGCTGTTCGATGCTGTCGCTGAAAGCATGGAGCAGATTAACGAATCAAAAGCGAAACAGTAAACTAAACTGCAAACAAATGTTTAACCTTTCACAACATTCGAGCGCGAATACAAGCACGCAAACGGTTTTAGAAACCACCAGTTACGACGATTTCGGTTACATAACCGGCAACCGTGAGATTGACGAACCAAACGTCAAATCGATAACCCATCAAATTGCCCAACACGGGCAACTGCAACCGATAATCGTAAACGAGAAAAACCAAGTAATCGACGGGCAACATCGTGTTGAAGTTTGCCGGCGGTTGGAGATACCTGTGCAATACGTTGTGCGCCCTGGAGCAAGCATTGCCGACGTAATTAGCGCAAACGTAGTCGGTAAAAAATGGCGGCCCGTTGATTACGTGCGCAGGTATGCAGCCGAGAAGAACGAACATTACGTGAAGTTGCTTGCGTTCATCGAAAAGTGCCAAGGCCATAACATAAGCGCAACAAGTGCTATTCACCTGACGCGAGGCGGGCACAGCGATTCAACGTATTACCATTACGATGACGGCACGATCCGAAAGCACAGCGGCACAGTAAAGGCCAAAAAACTCGGTATTGCGGGAACGGATGTAAAAATCGGACGCTTTAAAATGCCTAGCGAACGAGTTGCAGAGCAGCGGTTGCGTGCAGTCATCCAGTTTAAGCAATGGCCGTTCTACCGGCAAACCTCGTTTATCAATGCCCTGCTGCAGGTTATGCGCATTGCAGATTTCAAATTAAAGCGCCTTGTAGACAACGCACAGCGTTACCCGTCGCGGTTTACAAAAGAACCGGACGTCGAAAGCTTTGTGCAGATGTTTGAAACGGTTTACAACTACCGCCGTTCAGACAAGTTGCCTTTGGTCAATCACCCGGAGCGCCGCAAGTGAAACGCAAATTTGTGAGCATACCAATCGACATTTGGAATCTTGGCGAGCTGCACCCCAACGAGCGGGTGTTGCTTGCCGAGGTTTTGAACTTCGAAGCACAGGGCAAAGAATGCTTTGCCAGCAACGCGCATTTTGCCGATTTGCTGAACGTATCCGAGGCGACCGCCAGAGGCTACATTTCCAAGCTCGTAAACGCCGGTTTTTTGGTTCGCGAAGGCGACAGGTACAACCGACGACTGCGTAAATCTGCGCAAACGAGTGCGCAAATCCGCGCAGACGAGTGCGTAAATCCACGCAAACGAGCGCGTAAATCTACGCAGACGAGTGCGCAGAATTCAGCACATAAACTAACAAGTAAACTAACATCTAAACTAACATTAGAAAAAAGCGCGCATACGCGCGAGGTTGTTTTGCCTTTCCAAACCGAAGCATTCGAAGCCGCTTGGAACGAATGGAAGGAATACAAACGAACGGATCACCGGTTCAAGTACAAGACCGCCCAAAGCGAACAGCGCGCCCTAATGAAACTTCAAAACACACATGGAACAGAAACCGAAGCTATCGACGCAATCCACACAGCAATTACAAACGGTTGGAAAGGACTTGTATTTGGCAAGTCCAAGAATGGCCGAACTAACGCCCGAAGAGCGCAAAACCTTGAAAGCGAAGTCAACCGCGAAAAGCTTGCAGAATTTGCAAGAACAGGACGTATCGACGCTGACGGTGGAAACGTGCTTTAAGGGCACGAACGTACAAACGGCATTGAAAGTCGATGAGGTAGCAACGCGCGCTGCGCTGGTCGCTATGATTACCCGAACCGTAAAGTTTGTAGACGCCAACAAGACGCTTTCCACGCCGGAAGAAATTAGCCTAACGATAAACGAGCTGCTCAAAACGTACCCGTGCTTCACTATCGAAGATTGGCGGCTGTGCTGCTACCACATGGCAAAAGAGGTTTATGGCCCGTATTACGAACGGCTCAAGCTCGCACAGTTCGTTGAATGCTTCGCGAAGTACGAGCGCGTGAAGCAACCGATCGTGCAAACCATCCGCGAGTTGGAACGACAGGACGCAGAACGCGAATTGAAAGAGGCGATACGATACCTGCAACCCGAATACGCGACGCAGACGAACCCACAGGCCGCACGCGTAAGCGCGCCGGAATGGATGCGAGGCGAAGACCGGTTAACGTACACCGAGCGCGAGGAAATGGAGAAACGAGCAAAAGAACGCAAGCAATGAAAACTACAAAAAAACTTTTGTTGGGCAAGATGAATACCATGGAAGATTTCACACGCCACGCAAAAACAGCATTTTTAAATTTTGATATGTTGTTAGACAGAGCAAACCAGTTACACGCAGAAATTGAAATTTTGTGGGAAACGCTGGAAAAACGCCCATACTCATTCAGCTTTAGCGAAAAAAAATATTTAGCAGAATTGACCAAAACAATGCTCGTTCTCAACGGAATGGTAAATGCTGCATACGTTGTTGTCGATGCTCATTTTTTTGAAGAGGAATTACATGACAAACATTGAACGCTTTTGGCTCGACCTCATCGACGGGCGCAAACACCACATACAGACGCTGTACGGCACGGACGCAATGCAACGGTATCGGCCGCACCCAATGGAGCGCGAATACTTCATCAACAACAGCGGGCATTTGTGCAATCACCCCGAAGTGCTGAACTATAACAGACGGTTCTACGACTACTGCGAAGAGCATTACCAAGCAGAAAAGCAGCGATACGAAGCGACGTTAGAAGCCAATAAGCGCAAGTACCAGGCAAGCGCCAGTTACAAAGCCCTAAAGGCAGAACGCGAGGAACTTGTTGCGTACATTCGGGGCATAACCGTAAGCGATGCCAGCAAAGAAGAAACTAACCCACGCACAACTAAAGAAAAAAGTCGATGAATGGTTCAGTAAATACATTCGGTGGAAAGCGGCCGATAAAGACGGTAACGCTGACTGCTTCACCTGCGGCAAGACGTTGCACACGACCAAACTCCAGGCTGGTCATTTCGTTTCCAGAAGGTACGCCGTTCATAGGTGGGAAGCTGACAATGTCCGACCACAATGCATTGCCTGCAATCTTTACGCCCAAGGAGAACAATGGATTTTTGGCCGCAATATTGACCTGCAACAGCCCGGAAGAGCTGCGGAACTTATGCGCACAAAGAACGAAACAAGAAAGTTCACGGTTGCAGAACTACGAAACCTATATGATCATTACCGGAATGAATCCCTACGAATCGCGGAGCGAAAGAACGTCGCGCCTCGCCCAAGACAAGCGGCAGAGGTACGACGAACTAAGGGAAGCAAGGAACGCCCTATTAAGCGACGACCCGGAGGTTGACAAGAATAACGGCAAGGATTGGCGATGGAATCAGTTTAAGAGGATCAGCAAACAACTGTATGAACTAACAGGACATCACGGGTACAACTATGGCAAGTATTCCTAAGCGGCACAGGCCCAGCCCGTGGCACAACACACAGCGCAAGCCGGGCGAACGTGTGAACCGCGAGCCGCGATACAGCAGCACGCGGTGGCGAAAGCTGCGCGCTTTGTTCCTGCGCGAGAACCCGACGTGCGTAGAGTGTGGACACCTTGCCAACGTGTGCGACCACATAACGCCGGTCACGCAAGGCGGCGACTTTTGGCACGGGCCGTTCCAAGCTATGTGCGACAGTTGCCATGCGCGTAAATCACGCACAGAGCGCAAAGATTTGCAAGGGGGTAGGGGTATTTAAAATGTTTTGCTGCATCTGCCAAAGT